ACCGACATAATAACAATCCGTCGTGCTCGGAAAATCGAGCGACTTCACGACGGAACCTACTTCAACAGTGTTTTTATTTACCATACAACAATTATCGCCTATTTCGGTGAAATTGTAAAGGTAAAAAACTCTAATGGAATCAATGACTTGCACAAGGTGTGCAAAACCTCCTGCAAGCCCATTGCAGCGGTCCTATTGGAAGCCTACCCAGCCCCCTATTCTTGGGTTTGGACCGTTCCAAAGAAGTCCTTGTCGCTGAATGCCTTATCGTCAATCCAGACATCGTAACTTGGCTTACCCAAACGCAATTCGTGGAACTTGGCGCCCCACGCCCACAGCGAACCATGAGTAATCTGAAACTGATTGATGCCACTGCCAGAACCACGCGCAGTCCAATAGATGATTGTGTGACCTGCTTCATACAATTCATTGATCTTCTCAATGCGATCAGGATATGGTTTAGACAGATCGTATCTGTTCTTCCCATCAATCACCGGTGTGTTGCAGATAGTTTGGTCAATATCAACAATGTAAATCATGGTGGGTCGAACTCCATGTTGAAGTGTACATAACGGGAATGAACACCCGCTTCATAAAGCATTTGTTCTGCGTGATCAATGCTGTAATGTTTTCCAGCACCCTTGCCAGAAAACACACGATTAGGTCCAATTATTTCTTTAATGCCAACTTGAATGAGTGCACGAGTGCAATCAGCACATGGCTTTGGTTCCCAGTTCAGATAGGCGCGAGCACCGTTTAGATTGATGCCATTGCGTGCTGCGTTATAGATTGCATTGCGTTCTGCATGTTCGACCCAAAAATATTTCTCTGGGCGCTTCCATCTTTCAGCAACACGCTCATCGATATTTCTAGGAAAACCGTTAAAGCCCATCGACAAGATGGCATTATCATTACCAACGATTACACAACCAACTTTTGTCGACGGGTCTTTACTTTTCTGGGCTATTAGATTAGCCTGTAGGATAAACAATTCATCCCACGATAGTTCATCACGAATCATAATTTATACACCAGTTGAGCCGAAACCGCCACCTCGTTCAGAATGTTTTTCTGGTTTATTTGCATCAACTGCAAATGTAACAGGAACATTACAAACAACCTCAGCCTGAGCGATACGATCGCCCTTCTTGATTGTCTGCCCTAGTGCAGAAATGTTTGTCAACAAAACAAAAACTTCTTCTTGATAGTCGACATCAACAATGCCTTCAGAGTTAGCAAGAACCAGACCTCGCTTCAACGAAAGACCAGACCTTGGGTGAAGGCGAATGCTATAGTTCTGTAATGAAGGAAGAGGACTGAGAAGATCAGCAAAATTTCCCATACTAAATTGCTGTTTAATCTTTAGGACTAATCCAGTCGGGATGAGTAAGCGGTCACCAGGATAGATCGAAATTTGTCCAAGTGGGTCTATATACTGCGAGATAGGGTTGTTATGTTTATCATAACCCTTTACAGTTTTCTCAGACGGCTGGAACGAAAGGTCGAAACAATTGGCTAATGAAGTACCATATGTTGGCAGTTCAAACTCATCACAAAGTCGATGCACATTTAATGTAATCACAAATTATTCCTCTTTCTTTTTCTTCCCGATAGTATATTTGGACACCAACTGCCACTGACTCTTGTCCTTGAACGGAAGAATCTTAATCTGTGACAGAGGAGCAACATTGTCTTTAGTCTTTGCTGGGTCTACCAGTTTCACAAGACCCCATTCAGCCATTAGATTTGCAATAGTATTTCGTCTTTGAGTGTCGTTTTCTGACATATTGGATGGCTTACCGTCCAACTCAAATAGTTCTTTGAAGTGGACTATGTAATACTTTCCTTGTTTATGCAAGATATGGCAAGACTGATAAAGGATATTATCGTTCTTTGCTGCGACTCCAATACGAGTCAGCGTTTCGCGAACTTTAAGGAAATCGTCCTGTTTCGCGAGAGTTACTTCTACTAATTTATCGACCATTTCAATCACCCTTATATAATTGTTTTTTTATTTCGGTGATTTGGTCGTCAGATAGAATCTTTAATGCTTCGGCTGCCTTTGCATCCGAGTATCCATAGTATTCCTTGACAGCACTCAAATCACTATTAGATGCCTTCTTGTGCCATTTTGAATATGGACGCTTTTGGGCTCTTATAATGTATTTATAAAAATTGTATTGCAGCCTTTTGTCAAGGTTCGGGTATTGATTCATCACATTAGCGAAAAGAACAGTATCTCGATAATAAGAAAGCGCTCTGTTTACCATGAACGGGGAATATTCCTTTTCGTCATGGTCGGTGAGCATTACATCTTCCTTGGTTTGGAGAATGCTCGGCAAAACTTGTTTGAAGAGATCAGCCATTGAATTTCACTTCAACCATCATCTCTGTGAGGCACGCAACCATGTTCAGTTCTTGGTCAGGAACAAACGCAGACTGATATTGATACTTGGCAAGAATCAATACTGCATTCGGAATCGTAGACTTATCAATAACATCATACAGGCTGTCGTAGATCTTACGATACACACGCGCAGGATCTTCGGCACCAAAGTCGGCAACCCACTTGCGCATTGCTCCAAAGTTTTGGTCCTTGAGTGCGCTAACAAGTTCATTGATTGAGACATCAGCAATGCTGGAAAGAATACCCGTATCAATCTTGCCGCTGACAGAATATCGTTGTAGTTCATTCAGAACACGGCGATAGTCAGGGAAGTGCTTCTTGACAACTTCAGCAAGGACTGCCTTATCAAACGGGATCTTCTCATTATTTAAGATTTCCGTTGCACGCTTCATGAATGCCATTGCCATCTTGGGTCTATCTTCCTTGCGAAGTTTAAACTCAATGACAGCACAACGAGAATGCAGTGGCTCAATGATACGGTTCTTGAAGTTACAAGTCATGATGAAAGTGCAGTTAACTGCAAACTCTTCCATCGCAGCACGCATGGCTGGTTGCGTACTATTTGGGTTCAGATAATCTGCCTCATCAATGATGATGACTTTTTTACCACCAGTCAGCGACATCGAAGAAGCATAAGTCTTAATCTTCGTTCGGAAGGTGTCAATGCCTGACTCATCCGAACCGTTGATCATCAAATAGTCGCAGCCAATCTCATCACACAATGCTCTCGCGACTGTAGTCTTGCCTGTACCTGGTCCGCCGCAGAGAAGGAGATGGGGAATCTCCTTGCGATCTACATACGACTGAAAAGTATTTTTGTATTCTTCAGGAAGGATACAGTCGGCAATAGTGTGTGGTCTGTAGAGTTCGACCCAGAGCGATTCTTTCATAGTAAATTCTCATAATAAAAGGTTGGGACGGAGGAGGTGAACCCTCACGGCGGCAGTCTGGCGGAGTGTGCCGTCAACAAGAACAGTTGCGCCCCAATAGACTTATTTAGCCACTGTTTCGTAAATAGATTGGAAGTCACTCTGTTCGGCAACTTCTTCTTCATAAGAACGCTTGTGGTAAACGCGAGCAAGTTTACGACCCAACTTCTTTGGGATTTCACACTCGTCCTGCATCTTTTCAAGAATCTCTTTGATGAGATCCCTTTCGGCTTCAACGCGAGTGAGAGAGTTTGAGATCTCTTGCAAACATCCTAGAACCTTTGCTTTATCAATAGCCATGATTATTCTTCCTCACCTGTAGTAAACTCAGAGTTGGCTGCTTCAATTGCGATGAAGTATGTAATCGGTAGAGTTTTGTTCTTAAACATAGCCATTCCTTTACGAGAAACAGAAACATCATAAGAACCATCGATCATCTTGAAGTTCTCAACCTTCATGACAACCTTAAACTTCTTACCATCACCAGTACCAATCTCAATCTTAGACTGGTCAGCAGAATCATCCTTCACATCTGTTGCAATCAGATGCATGACACTACCATCACTTTCAAACACAAAGTTAGGTGAGCCAGAGATACCCGCGCTCTTACGCATCCACTCGAGATCTTCTTGGGTTAGAACAAAAGAACAATCTGACACACCAATGCTGATGCTTTTCTCTGGCGGAGAAACGATGAGTTTAGGTGCGCAATATTTAATATAGTCAGAACGCTTCTTGTTCTCTGTAGCAATAACAACTCGGTCATCGCTGAAGTCAAGAACTGGATCCTTGTAGAGAGAAACTTTTGCGAGTAACTTGTTCAAGTCATACAGCGCGAACTCCTTCGGGAAGTTCTCAGTAATCGTTGCCTCTGCAAAGATAGTCTTGAGTGGGGAGATAGTCTTGAGAACATTACCTGACTTAAATTGCAGGCTCTGGTTAATGCCAGAGAAGTTCTTCAAAACATTTACAGTATTTTCAGAAAGTTTCATAATTTAACATCCTCAATTTGCTCAACACGGTTATTATATACTGAATCCAGAAGGTTGTCAACCCTCACTTTCAATTCATCTAGTGTACAATTATTGTCCATCACAATATCATAGTGGCTACCAATCCATGCCCACTCTGAGTAATGGACTTCTGGATATGCATTTCGCATCACATCTAGATTAGAAGATAGATTGCAGTCCCGAGCCAGAGCAAACCACTCAGGCTCATCGCCGCGACGAACACGAACAACAGTACCACCAGACTCTTTAATAGCATTGATTTCATTTGGAAATCTCACATCAGCAATCACATAATTATTCCAAGGTGCTTGCTCGCAACGACGCAGCACAGTATGAACCCAGAGGTCGGGGTGAAACACATTCCGACCTGCCTCGGTGCCCATCAATTGTAATGCGAGTCTTGGTGAGAATTCTCGACCAAACTTCTTTGACCACCACTCATCGGGTTGTTCGCGCCATGCTCGAGATTCTGTTGTATCTCCCTCAAGCATGGCACGACTCCAACCAAACACAGCAGCGCAAGAGTCTTTGACGCTGTTCGCAAAACTTTCCTTGAAGAAATCGTGACGATCTACAAGAATATCTGCGATGGTTCCCTTACCACTGCCAATCTGCCCAACCAATCCTATAATCATAAAATATTACAGAGTTCCCACATAATTGGCAACTGCAGGCATGTCACCAGTGAACGCATAGGTTCCAATGTGGTGAGTGCGCATCCACGGGCAGAGCCAAATCTGACCACCAAGACGACGCCACCACTGGCAGAACATGTAATCTTCAGACAAGTAACGGTCAGAGCCGAAGCCGCCGTTTTCCTTGCTGTCGATTACTGTGTCGAAGTATGCGTGAATGTAACGGGAGCCATCAAAATTGGCTTGACCGACATGGTCTGGCTTGTAGCGCAACTGCGGATATGCGTCGCGGAACTTGTCAAACACTTCTCGTTTGACCATCATGAAACCAGTGCCAATCTCAAGAACTTCGATTGGCTCAGCAACGGAAAACTTTTCAGTGCCAGGTGCTGGATTGAATACAAAATCACCAGCAACCTTTTCTAGTTCACCCGCATCGATGCTTGGATTCTTCTTGACCGCTTCCTTGATAGAGTTCCACTTGATGGACTTCTTAGGATATGGACCGCCAATGACATCCTTGTCTAGTGCAAGCAATGCAATAACATCTCTTGGATCAAAATGAATATCTGAGTCCAGGAAGAGAAGATGAGTAAATCCTTCTGCGCGAAGGAATTCATCTACTAGATAATTTCTTGCTCTTGTGATCAGAGATTCATTGAACAAGAATGAGAATCTAACTTCAATACCATAACTCGCGCAGATAGTTTGAAGATCTAGACAAGACTTAACATACATGCCATGAGACATGCCGCCATACATTGGCGTTGCTACGAAGAGTTTATTCTTTCGTAGTTCTTCTACTTTTACTTCTAATTGCATAATAACTCCAGAGTGTAAAATTCAACCACTAACTATATAGTCAGCCGAATAGGTCGTCTAGCGTGCTAGTGACATTCAACTTTTGCTCAAACTTGAAGTGACCATTCCAGACAGAGTCTACTGTGTCATTCAATGACTCTTCATATTTACCAATCTCAGCATTCGAAAGTAGACCATTCGCCAGCGAGATATACTCCGCCGCTATTTTCTTGCGATCAAACTGCTTCACGAATTCCCAGTTATTAGCAACAATTTGATCATAGTCAGATTGCGACATGGTCAAAAATTTATTGCAAAGATCGCCGAACTGTTTAGGTGTAGCATTCCAAGGAATCATCAAATAGTTTGTGTTAGGCTTGAGCAACCCTTCACCCTTTTCGTTGTCAGACACACCAAGATTACGAGCGATAGGAACAACGCCCATGAGCATTGCGTCAATAACAACACGATTGAAATGCTCACCGTATGTTCTTGACCAAGAAGGATCAAGCAAGAATTTACTATCGCTCAGAATCTCATCACGCTTCTGCTCTGAAACGAAACCAATATATTGCATTCCCTTATCAAGAGCATTTAGCCAGATTGGCTTGCCGACACGGTCTTCATTCGCCTGAGGATCACGCTCAAGGGTGCAATGATATTCTGGCTTACACTTATCCTTTGATGCCATGTAAGCACGCTCAATGCCATCACCAGCAACAATCACTTGACCATTGATATATGGAACAGCGGCAACCAGATCGTCAACTCTTTTCCAACGCTTGAATGTTTGGAGTGAGAAGATTGTATCTGTTTTCTTATCGAAAGGAGTCTCATGTTTCTTAGAGATATCTTGCGGATTCAGAATCAATGCTCGCGAAATGTTCATAGCACTTGCTTGATTGAATGCGCTAGGATGAACGCAAGCAAGACCAGCAATGTGCTTGCGAAGATGATGAATCCAAGGATAGTTCTTCTTGAGATTGCCATCATGTACAATGATAACATGCTTGGCTTTGACTTCGGTGAACATGCGAAGCCAGGATTGCTTTCCTTCTGAATCCTGGCACTTGAAACCGAAGATCGATTGCCAGATAACCACATCATATGAGTTGGCGAGATTTACAAATTTGTTCACATCTTCATCATTAATGAAAGAGAGATACTCGCCTCGCCAACCCTTACCCTGATGGACTGGGATGCCTGTTCCCACTCCAATATCATAACCTGTCTTGTCATATTCCTCAGAGAACTTGCCACCAGACTTTGTGCTTCGTAGATACACGAAGCCAGTCTCATGACCAAGATCTTTGAATCCTGCAATCAATTGCTCGGTGTGCGAGATAATGCCACCGAAGTTATTAAAGTCATGTACAACAGTTAATATTTTCATATGTTATCCGAATAAATCTTCTAGAGTGGATACTTTATTATACGCTTCTGAGTGGTATTTGGCAACCATTTCACGACCACCTTTTTGTTCCAAGTAGTCATACCATTCTTGCTCAAACCACATACCTTCTGAGATGCCATTCCAGAGTCTTCTTTGTAATGGATGCTCTTTGTTCTTTCTACGAGACTCAACATAATTGAAACGATGGTCTTCGTATTCTTTGCTGCCCAGTTCCAGCATCTTTTCGCGCAAGTAACAGACAAGGCTAATTCTTTCAGCCTCCTCATCATTCATCACGATAGGCGTATTTCCGTGGATGTACTCGTGGTTATTCACAAGCAGCAAATCACCTGGTCTAACATTAATGGCAACACGAACTTCTGGTAGAATTAGATATCCTCCAGTGAAGTTTCCATTATTTGACAACACAAGAAGATTACTCAATCCTTCGGTGAAGTCACCAGCATCCCGATGGGCTGCAGTTCTAAAAGTTTTGTTCACAGTAATCGTTGTGAACACAGTTTCTGGAACCAAGAATGCTGGGTCAATTTTATCAGCCGCAGCACGCTGAGCAGCATGACGACTCGGAAGTAACTTCGCAAAACCACGGTCTAGCGTTTGTAAAAATGGAAACGCCAATTTAAATTTATCGTAATGATTCTGAGTGTACGATGTTGCGCGACCATACGGAATGCGAGGATAGCGATCAAACCAACCAGCGATGCCAGAGTTCACAACATTTGCATAAGTGGTGTCAGAGATATAAGTTTCTTCAACTCCTATTGCTTCTTGCTTCTGCTCGTTGATTGCCATCTTCGCAACTTTCTTGAGCCAAGTTTCGAAGTCAAATTTATCTTCTTTGACTTTTGCGCTCAGCCAAACGAGACCACGAGAAGAACTTTCACTCTCATATCGTGCACGCAGCGTCTCAATTTCTTCTTTCACATCAACCTTGATGACTGAATTTTCTGCTTGCTTCTTGAGATAGTCAATAGCGCGCAATTGAAACTCGGTCACCCATTCACGCCCACCACATTTCTCGCCTTTCGGTCCAGCAGCAAGTCCACGATTTTGTGTTTGCGTTGCAGCCTCACGCAGCCCAGCATAGGCAGCATCTTGTTGTTCTTTGCTGAAGAAGTTCTTTCGGAACTTGAATGCAATGTTACTGTCATCTTCGCTCTGAAGATAACAGTCTGTGTCTTCATTGATAACAGTATCGAAATGAGACTCATCCAAAAATTGACCAAGCAGATGCTCGCAATCAATTTTAGTTTCTGCAATAATAACTTTGGTCATGTTTGCCCTCCTGCTAACATTATTATATATCCAGCAGGGTTTGTTGTCAAACTCAAACTCCAAAAAACTGTGGGGGCAAGAACTGCCCCCACAGCAACCAGAACGGTTTTACTCAGCCAGAATTAGGCATTCATCGGAACGCTGATGGCATTGCGATAGAGCGTCTTACGAGCACGAGCAATCTGACCGCGCTCGAGATACTTCGAGAACTGAGCCGAAGGATTGCCGAGACGGTACGACAGCGTCTTGGTGCCGTCGCTGAGAGTGGTGCGGTTTGTGTAAACCGAGATACCCTCATTGCGTGCACGATACGCAAGGTCAGCAGCATTGTCAACCTTGAACATCGCACGAACCTGGCGCGTTGTCAAGGAATTGCCGCGAGCAAGATAAGTAACAAACGAATTAAGAGCATTAGACATATAATTTACCTTCACAAAAATACCCCATCAATAATATCGCAAAGTTGGGGCTTTCCTTGCGACATACCACTTATTATATACTAACAAGTGGCAAAAGTAAACTCTTGGTTAGACTGGATGACGCTCCTCAAAAGTTTGCATCCAATTCTTCACAAGATCTCGCGCCTCATACTTGGTGACACCAAATGTATCAGAGACATAAGGAGCAGCACCAAACATATTGATTGCACCAGACTCGCGAAGTTTATCCAAGAACACATTAACTTTTTCTTGAAGCGTCATAACATTCTCCATTAAAACGGCATCTTATTGGCTTCACGATCAAGATCAGCAACCAAAGTCTTGGCGACACGATCAATAACCTGCTGCTCAGTCAGTCCTTGACCCTGATGCTCTACCATATCCATGGCAGTCAGCAACACTGATTTCATTATAACACCATTCTTGGACACGCCAACGAGAAGATCGCCAGAGTTTGCGTCATTTACTACTTCTACCTGAAAACCATCTTTCGCGTCCGCATCAACCTTCGTGTACAGATCCAAGAACGCATTCTTGGTGTCCGTATCGAATCGGTTCAAACACATCTCAATGGACTTCAAACGATTGTTGAAGATAGAGAATGCCTTGCTGATATGCACAAGACGGCGAGTCGAGATAATCTCATCGACCGCACCATCCGCATAAGACTTGCGAATAATCTCAGCC